GCTTCAATCGCTATCTGATTGTTAGGCGTAAGCGTGCCGCTGCACACGTCGCAAGGCGGGTAGCCGTCACCACAGCAGGCGCATCCACTCATGAACATAATTCACCTAGCTTGACGTGCTTAGCGTCATGGGTTCCATCAGTTGCGGCTTGTTCGTCATCGTCACGACTGACGGGTCGATCCTTAGCGTTGCGCCGCTGTAAATCTCGGTACTCGTTACCGTCCTCACCGCTGCCGATTGCGTGAAATCCACTGTGCCGCCGTAGCATTTGTTTGTGGTGATCGTGCCAATCGAGTTGCTCACAAGCGTTCCGCCGTAAGTCTCGGTCGTTGTGATCGCTCCTGCTTCGCTTGTGCGTGTCTCGCCGTTGTAGGTCTGCACCAGCGTTGCGGCGCACTTCAGATGCACCTTTCCAGCCGATAGCCGGGAGTTAGTTAGCGTTACGCCTGCGCCACATTGAACCGACGCAGCAGCGCCAGCAACTCGAATATCTTGCACAGTTGCCGTTTCGCCTGCGTTGACCGCGATGCCTACGACGCTTGAGCCTGTCACAGCAATATCGTCAATGGCGGACCCCTTGATGTACAGGCCAAAGTTGCCGGTTGTCGGCTGCTGTGTCGCGTTTACCTCGAAGTCCATCGCACTAGAGCCGACGTCTAGCCATGCCGCGCCAGTTCCCTCGAAGATGACCTTGGCGACACCAATTTGCAGATAGGCAGCACTTGACGCAATAGCCGCCGTGTAACCCTTCTCCACGATGAAATCGACAAGCGTAACGGCAGATTGATTAAGTCCGCTTGTTATTGCGCCACCTCCAGGCGGCAAACGCACAGTATCGCCGTTCGTAGGCACGCCGGAGGGTGACCAGTTGCCGCTTGTGCTGTAGCTTCCGTCTGTGCCGATCCATTTTTTAGTTGCCATTTTTTAGCACTCCATAGCCGTAGCTTCCGGCCCGTCGTTGTCCCATGAAACCCGCACGAATTTGCCCGAAGCAATCGAAGTCACGTAACGGTTGTAAACGCTGCTGATTGTTGCCGAGGTAGCTGCCGCGCTTGTACTGGTGCCTTCCCACATGGTTAGCGTTCCGGTTGCACCTTTAGCCACGCTTGAACCGAACTTGCCAAGCCATGAATGGTCGAAGAATGCGCCCACCTCGACTAGGCACCACTTAACGCCGGTTCCCGTTGACTCTTGCGCGACGATCTTGCACTGACCCCACCAGTCGCTAGTAAGCTGCGTTACGTCGTTATTCGTTGGCCTAGCGTAGGTGTGCTTATCGCTGGTGATGTTGACCTTGCAGAGCGTCACACCGCCGCAGATGACTCTGTCGATACCGCCGTTGCTAATACTGCCTTCCGTGATGCCGATTCTTACGGCTCGCTTGTAGTCGGCAGTCACAGGAATAGACGCGCCTAACGCCATGTTTTCTACGAAGCGTGAGACGTTGGAGGTGTCGCTAAGGTTGAACGTGCCCAGCTTTACGACATTGAAGCGGCCTAGAGTTGCGCCAGTGTTGTTCTTGATGCGACAGAAAGCGGGTTGCCGTCCAATCGCCTCATTTAGCGCAGCAATTCCACCAGGAGCGTTTAGCAGGTCGATCAGCGCGTTGTGGAGCGTAGCACTAGGCTTATAAGGCTGTCCCGCTGCTACTTTTTCGTAGTTCATAGCAGCCCCTAAAAGCCAAAAAGCTGCTTGAAGTCAACTTCATCGGAAACTTCGATTACATACGCATGAACGGGTCGCGGATAGACAACCTTGCTTTCGCTGTCGATATCCTCAAACCGCGTCCAGGCGTACTCCCAGCCCTTTTTTCCACCGTCGATTGTTATATCACCAATTTTAAGCGTGTCTTGGTTTTGCGATGCTTCAAAGTTGTGGGTCACCTCTACAGGCTTTTGCCTAGCAACTCCCCATGACAACGGAACGTCTTTAGCGCCAGTGCTTCCCTTGTAAAGAAGCTCACCAGCCTCAAAACCTTGCCACGGCTTTGAGTTTGTTTTGCCTGTGTTGCGGGACAGGTTTGCCCAAAATGCAGTAGTAACCGCAGAAAATGCGTACGGCGCAGTTGCAGTAATTTTCAGCGATGGAATTACCTTATCGATTCCGTGAATCGTCTTGCCGTCGTAGTTAATGACAGCGCCAAGGTCCGGTGCCGGGTAGCTCGGGTCTAACTCGGCTTTGCGCACAAGCCGCTTGCCGATAGTGATCTTTTGCGTCTGGCCGGTTGTGTCAAAGTTCCACTTGACCATATTTTCGATGGTCTGACCTTCTGGCCTTTGCTGCGATTGCTTCGAATCTTCCTCGGCCCAGTCAATATCAACTTCCCATGTCGTTTGGGAAGTTTGCTTCGCGTTTGCGTTTGCTCGGATCAGCGTAATAAGCGATAGGCCCAACCCAAACGTATATACTGGCGGCGAAACCTCAAGGGCAGCGCCAATTGCGGTTAATTCATCAGTAGTTCCAAGTACAACGTAGGTATTGGCAGCGCTGGCGTCTTTCGCGCCTACCTTAAACGTGAGCGAGTCGGCTTTTTCGTAGCAGGTCGTCATGATCCGTACTCCAAGCCGAGATTGTCCAGGCTGTCCTTGATGTCGTCGAGTTTTGCATTGCCTGCATTGATCGCCGCTAGTTGCTGCTCTGCAATCGTCGTTGGAGTATTGCCAAGCAATGCCGCAGCAGAAGCAAGGAACGCGCCACCAGATGAACCAGTGCCACCAAAGGACAAGCCGCCGAATTGGGGCAGTCCAACAGTCGCAGCCGCAGCCGCTTCTTTTTGTGCCCTTGCCTCTTCCTTGGCCACAGCAGCCTGCTCGCTTAATCGCGCAAGTTCCTTTTGCGCCGCTTCCGCGTCTTTCTGCGCCTGCTCTACGTCAGCATTAGTTTGCTTTTTGTTTTCATCCTTGGCGTACTCGGCAACCGTGTTATGGAAATGCGCGATAGTCGCAAGAGTTCCGGCTGCGCTTTTTGCCCCAGCGTCATTAAGCATCTTGGCTATGCTAAGTAGAAAATCCTTGGTCTTTCCGATAACGGCGTTTAGCGCGTCAACAAACATATTGACAAACCAGACTTTGAAGTCTCCCCAGATGCCTTGAAAGATCGCGTATCCCTTCAAGATCGCCGCATTAAACCCAGCCATTGCAATCTGACCAGCGAGGCCAAGCTGTCCCGCTGATAGCGCATCGACGATACCGCCGAAAGTAGTTTTGAAGATGCCAAGCAGGTCTGAAAATCCGTTGTATAGGTCTGTGGTTAGCTTGTTTCCAGCATCCGTAGCGACAAGGAAATACGCTACAGCGCCAGCCATCAACGCAATAAAGATGCCCATTGGCGATAGCAGGAACGTCACTAGACCAGCAAGCATCCCGAATCCGGAAACAATAGCCCCAAGAGCTACTCCAGCCACCGTGAGCGTTGCACCAAAAGCCACCATTGCGGCACCGATTGCACCGACAGCTACAACACCGGCAAGGATGCCTGTCACTAGCCACTGATTGGCGCTAATCCATTTGCCAACTTCGGCAACAATTGGAATCACGATGTCAATTAGCTGCGTCAGTGGCCCTGCAACCGCATCACCGATTCGCAAGGTTACGCCCTTGAAAACACTCCCAAGGGTGTCCCAGGAGTCACCTAGAGCGTCTGCCTTTGCTGCGCCCTCTTCTGATATTACGATGCCAAGGTCTCTTGCTTGGTTTGTGAGCACTTCAAGACCTTTCGAACCTCCCGCAAGCATTGGCAGCAGTTCAGCGCCACCCTTGCCAAGTAGCTTCATTGCCATGCCTGCGCGAATGCCTTCGTCCTGGATGTTATTCAAGGCGTCTGCAATCATTCCAAAACGCTGCTCGGGAGTTGCTGCAATAAACGCCTTGGAATCAATGCCAAGCTGCTGCATTGTCTTAGCTGCACCCTTATTGCCTGCTGCTAGTTGCGCAGTGAACTTATTCACCACGCCCATTGACTTGGCAACAGTTTGCAGGCTTGAGCCGTTTTGCTCTGCTGCGTACTTCATTGCGCTCAGTGACTCGGCACTAACTCCGGTGCGCTTGCTAAGGTCGTAAACCTCAGAGCCTGCATCAGCAAAGCCTTTCGCCATTCCGGTAAATACACCAAGGCCTGCGCCAGCAGCAGCAGTTACGGCAGCACCGGCCATGGAAACAGACGCGCCCCATGATTTCAGCGTGCTCTCTGCTTGCGCAAGACCTCGCCGCAGATTATTTTTGATTCCCAGGAGGACATAAGCCTCACCAGCTTTAGCGCCGTTGCTCATTCGCTCACCGTCGCAGTCCACATTGAAGGAATCTTAGGCATGGCGCGCTGTAGCGTTAGTGCCATCGTTGGCCTCTTTGCCAAGTGAATTGTTTCCTGCTTCATCGTTGGGGCAGGTCGTTGAATAGTTCCGTCTTTGATTCGTGCCTTAAACGCTGCAATCTGAGCAGGCGAAAGCGTTCGCGTTGATATCCTGGCAGATGACCCGCGCTTTTTAGGTTGTGGTGGTCGCTTATACCCACGCTCACCAGGTTGAGGAACTGCGCGCATGCGGTGAATCGTTCCGCCGAATTCCTGCGCGTTTGTTGGTAAGCGGTCCTGATTCTTTGGCCGCTTGAAAAGCACCGGGCCTACTGTTAGCTCTTGGCCCTCAACGTAAAAACGGATGTTGCGAAGGTTCGCGTATGGGTGCGTGCTATGAACGCTAGGCGGTGAACCTGGGGCGGATGCCTTTTTGCGTTTGCGAAGCGACCGGATTGCATACTTGCGAAGCAACGCGCCAGCGGACTTTAAGCCTTTCACGGCAGCGGATTGCACCTTCTTTTCAAGGCTTGCCATATCTTGGCCGCTTATACCGCCAACTAGCTTAAATGTCGCGCCGAAACTCATTCCTTGGCTTGCTCCTGCTTTTTCGCTTGCTCCGCCCTCCAAGCTGCTGCCATTCCCCTCAGCATTTGCTTGGTGAATGGAACTCCCTTGGGAATGTTGCCCTTAAACGTCGGATTGAATTCGCGTGGATCAAACGCCTTGCGCCGCTCTTTGGAATTTCGGTTCACTTCAGCGATGATCCAAAGGATGTGGCTGGTGTGATTCCAGGCCGCTTTCTGGTTAGCTTCTACCATTCGCAAAAGGGATCGAAGCGTGAACGGTGCCGGGTCCATTCGCAGGATTCCGGCGCACTCGTCCACTAGCTCCCAGATGTCAATTGGCTTAGCTGCTTCTCTATTGCCGCCTCGATCTTCTGATCCATTTCCACCGCCTGAACCTTTGCTATCGCTAGGTCCATCGCCTTGGACATCGCTTCCCGCTTCTTGTCCAGAATCGCCTTGAGTGCTGCCCGTCTTTCGGGCCGGGTAAAACCCAGCACCGCTTCCTCAATAGCGTTCTGCGCCTCTTCCAGCACATTGCCATCTAGCAGTTGCCAGAAGGCGTTCTCGTCGATTCCTTTGAGCTTCGCTTGTTCCTCGATAAGCAACCAAAGGACCTGCACCATCTTGGAATCGTCCGCTTGAATCTCAGAGACAGCCTTGCCGTCGTGAGCGTTAGCGAAGTCCAGCTTGGTTAGCTGCAAAATGCGGCGACAGTTGCCGATGTTGAAGCCTACGATCCAATCGTTTCCACCGAGGTCTTTGAACGAAGCCACAAAAAATCCTTATTACGTTGCGACAGTGACGTAAGACTTCGTGATGATGCTACCGCCTTCAACAAAGAAGGTTGGCTTTAGTTCAACGTCAATCTTCATCACGTCGTCTAGGTCTTGCTTCACGTCAAGCTTGAACACCTGGCAGTAAATCTTCAGGTACTCAGTGCCAACGGTTGCGATGGGCCCGTCAGCAACGGCAAACTGCGTAGCGGTTCGCGCATCGCTGATCGTTTGCAGGAACGTATAGACGGTGTCTGCGGTTCCTTTGCGGTACAAATAGTCAAACGAAATGGAAATGTCTGATTGACCGGCGAAGTACAACTTGTCATCGCTGGCGCGGGTGCTAATGTCGATTGCCGTGTAGCTCTTTGGCATCGACAGATTGCGCACCATCGGCATTGCAACCCAAGTAGGAGAAGCATTGGTGCCGCTGTTGTAGTACAAAACGCACTCAAATCCGGGTGATGGTTCATCAACTACGGCCATTAGCTAGTGCTCCTGTTGTCTCGCGTACCGTTGAAAGTCAGAACCAACTCGCATACCGCAAGTCGCTTCTGGCGTACGTCCGCAAGGCCAACAGGCGTGATCGTGTCGAATGAGGCGAGAGCACCGTGAGCGTTTGTAGGCTTGTGAACTTTCCAGAACTCAAGCACTTCTTCAACGAGCACGGTGATCTTGTCTAACTCGGCTTCTACGTCATCATCACTGGTGACGTTGATCTTTTTCCGAAAGCCCAAACGGAACTTGTAACTGTGCTGAAAACTGCTGCGTGATGACCTTTCGCCGCTTTCTTCAGCGGCAAAAACGTCGCAACGCAGGTTGTCTAAGTCGCCTTTGCCAAGCTCAACAATTGGCTGATTCCTAGCGAACGACTCAAACGGTAACGAGAACTTGTGCGCGTTCATTGACTCCGCAATGTCTCGCGCCATTTCTCGGTGTTTACTAAACATTCGTGCTTATCTGCTTCGTGTGTACTCTTACCTGCGTCCTTGCAGGATCGGAGTAACGGAACGGAGGCTCGTTATCACTTCCAAGCACTTGGAAAGAACCCTGGCCAGCAACGTCGATAACGTCACCGGCCTTTGGCTCAACAAGGCTCGCCGTAGCGTCTAGCGACTGAATCAGGCTGACGGGAAAGATAAAGTCACTTGTAACGATCGTGATGATTCCCATGTCATCCTGATCGGTAAAAGTGCTCGTCCCTCTCGTCGCGCTAAAGGCAAGGCTTGCACGACCACGACGGTAAGTAATCGCCGTGGCCGCGCTTCGCTGCTGTAGCGCCTGCAAACGTGTCGTTGCTTTGGCAAGCATGTCAGCCATTTACGGCACCCATTACGATGGAAGCAATGGAACGCTGTACCAGGTCGTTGCGTCGTAGGCCACGAGGATTACGCTCGTGCTCGCTGCGATGCTAAACGCGGCATTGGCAGATAACGCATTAACTGCGTCACCAGTGCTTGGCCAAATTTTCAGGATTGCCGCCACGTTGTTCTTGACGATGCAAACAGCACCTGCACGAGCAGTTGGCAGCAACACGCCCTTGGTTGCATCGGCAGCGGAAACCAGCGTGAAGCCTTCAGCAATCAAGGCCGCGTCGGACTGGGTAGAACCAGTAGCGGCAACGGTTGCCGTAGGAATTTCCCAGGCTCGCTTAGCTTGCGATTGCAACTCGACATAGCCATAGTCGTCACCGCTTGCAGCCGCAGCCGTAGCAATGCCCATATAGACACCGCCAGCAACTTGACTAGCAGCGCCAGAGCCAGCCGTGCCGTTGTCTGGATCGCCAGTAGCGTCCCAGTACACAGGCAGGCCAACAGTCCATGCGCCTGTTTTCTTTGGAACTGCAAAGATGCCTTCGGTAGCGAGTGCACCCTTGACGTTTGCTGCGATGTCGTGATCTGCGATAAGTGCGCGGTTGCCGACAACAACCACGTCGCCGCAAGTAACCGCAGAGCCTGGCGTGTAATCCACAGCTCCGTCATCCGAGTAATAATTTGCCGCAACTTGTGCCATTTTTGGCGCTCCTTAACTTTGAACAAAATGAGTGAATGAAACGCCAACCATTACGAACCAGCGCTCTTAACGCCGCCGCGATAGTCTTGCTTCGCAACGCCGAAGTCGAACACGCCACGCATTTGGATTCCGAGCGTGCTAAAGTCCGCCTGGGCGGTTTCGATCATTGGCATATCCTGGCCATTCAGGAAGCAAACCTCGATGACTGGAATGTCGGCAGGATCGGCAAGCAGATACCAAGCAGCAGCCGAGTATCCGCTAATGGTTGCGTTGCTCAGGTATTGCGACCAGATTGGCGTGTAGTTGCCCTTGAACGGATTTTGCGTGGTGTACTTCGTGCTCGAAGTCGTGTCGCGCACTTCCGTCGAATCAAACAAGCTAGTGGCCGTGACCTTCAAGGCAGGCGGAACAAGCAACCACTTAGGCGCAATGCCAAGAGGCTTGCCACCAGCGTCAACTTGATTGAGGAACAGCAACTCGGCGGCAGTTAGACCCGCAACGCCAAGAGCCGAACCACCACCGCTGCTATAGTTGCTATTGCCGGTATCACCTGCGGTCGTGTGGGTAGCACTGAAGAACGACGCGTTGTTCAGGAACTCAGTCCAGAACACGGTGTTCAGTGCAGTACCAGCACCACGGCCAAGCATCGACGGGACAGCCGATAGAGCGGAAAGATCGTCGTTGATTTGATCTTGGCGGGTCAGGCCAAGCATCTTGCCATAGGTCAAAGCCGAATTGCTGTAGCTCTGTTGGCCAAGCGTTCCGTGCTTGATTTCACCCGAAGCGCCAACCACCTCAAAGTCAAGCGAACCAGTTAGCCGGTAGCTGGTAACAGTCTTGAAGTCGTTGACAGGGCGAATTGCCGAGATTTGACGCCACACGCTTTCGACTGCCATGTACGTTTGCAGCAAAAACTTGTTTGCGACGTTGCTCAGAATGCCCGAGTAGTTCGTGCCCGAGAACGCAGCACGCAAGACGCCTTCGTGGTCAGCCTTGAAAGATCGGCCAGTGTACCCGTTGGCGTGAGCGGCTTGCAGAAGCATTTCTTGCAGACCGATACGACCCTTGTACGCGGTGTGTGCCGCTTGCAGAGTCTTGTCGTCGAAGTGCTTTTCGTTGTCCTTCAGCTTGAGATGCTGGCAAGCAGCAGCTTCAAGGATAGAAGGCGTAACGTCCTTGTCGGCAACGTGGATAGCAACGCCAGCAGGACGCGATGCGCGAACGAAATCGAGGGCGACGTCATTCACCGTTTTGTTTCCGGCAATGGCAGCGGCCTTCATTTCGTTCGATACGTTTGGCAAAGCGTTGATTTCAGCCACTCGCTTTTGCTCGGCAATCATTGCCTGCAACTGTGCAAGCGATTCCTGCATACTCTTGAATTCAGTGGCTACAACTTCGCCGGATGCCTTCACTTCAACCGAGTCAGGCTTGGCACGAGCGCCCTTATCGCTCTCGTAGCTCGCCTTTAGTGCGGTCGATGCTGCTTCTGGCAACGTGCTCTCGTCGATGCCCTTCGCAGCAAGCCATTGTGAAAATTCCATCTCTCGTACTCCCTTGCTTGCGGATGCTGCGAGACTGGCCGATGTGGAGGCATCCGCTCCAACCGCCACGAAAGAAACCTCTCGGAGTGTTGATTGACGCGCTACAATGAGCGGGCCAGTTAGCGCGCGTCCGTTGACGTTGACCTTTTGGCCAGCCTCAACAAACTCCTGACGCTTGACAGTTGCACCAATCGAAAACTGCCAAGGAAATCCACTAGATGCGTCCGCAACAACGGTCTTTGCCGCGTCACCTGCTGCGCTGATCTTGCCGCTAATCTTGAGCTTGCGATTTGCGCCTACGTCGATTGCGGTAATGTGTCCAACTCGCTGGCTAGAGTCGTGATCCATCAAGGCGACTACGTTTTTCGACGTGTCCATTCCCGATAGATCAACAACGACAGGCGGACCCCAGCCAACGTCCATTGCGTCACCGCTGTAGGCGATTCCGCTGAACGTCTTGAGCGGCTTTTGCTCGCCTTCTGCCGATGCTTCTAGCCACTTCAATTCGGAGTCATGGCAAGCGGCTGCGTTTAGCTCGACTGCCTGCGATGCTTCCAAACGTCGTTGCTTACGCCGTTGCTGGCTGTTCATTCGCCGCTCCTTGCTGTTGTGCTGGTTGTTGCGGATTGCCGTTGGCGAATAGGCTTTGAGCGAGTAGCGCTTGATATTCCTGAACTGTCATGCCAAGAGCTTCTGCGCCCTTTGCTAGTTCAGATTGAAAATCAAGGCCCTCTTTCGCGTAGAGGCTTGGCAGCGTTTCCGCGCCAGACGATAGATTGATCTTGTTTGCCGTAGCTTCCGTTTGCGGGTCGATAGCGCGACCAGCAGGCCAGCGCCATTCGTGTTCGATGTTCTGCACTTGAGGAATCACTCCAGCCAGTGCCGCTTCATTCAAGAACTCGTCTAGCAGGCGGTCTAAGTCGTTTGCAATCAGCATCCGATCTACCGCGATTTGCATGTCGAAGTTCTGACCGTCCAAGCGTCCAGATGCGTAGTTGTAGGACGATGAATCAGCCGCAGCGATGTTAAATGGCATCCCCAGGCATCGGCCTTGTTCGCGGATAAGCGACTTCGTGAACTCGGCATGGGTCGTGGTTGGATGCTCTGCCTTGAGTTGGGCAATGTCCCAGCCTTCCGGCAGCGTCATCATCGTGCCGCGTTGGATGTCGATGTTCTGAAACGGTGCTGAGTCAAGCTCATCAGAGCCGTCATCAGCAGCAGCAGGCGTTTTCATGTACGCCGCGATATTTGCAGCAGTTTCCGCAGCGATAACAGTAGCCAGCGTGTAGCGACGGCTGATAGCAAACAGCGGCAAAGCGGGGGTAATTTCAGGAACGCCGCGACGTTGGCCGGGTCGGTCTTCCTGGAACTGGTGAATCACAAACTGCGCTGCGTGCTTGTCGAAGTCAGCAACCGCAATGCCAGTGCCGTATCCACTGCCTGGATGCTGCTTGGCGAAGTAATACTGAATCGGGTTGCCGTGAACGTCAAAGTCAATGCCGTCGCAGTGCGTAGGCGAGTCGGCAAAGTTGAACGGGCTGTAAACTTGGTCCGCCTCGACCACAGAAAGGTCTAGCTGCACCGGCCCAGGTAGGTTGGGGTTGTTAATCACCAACCCGAAAACCTCGCCATCACGACAGCGGGCAATCCGCATCGTGTGCAGCTTCTTGGCAATCTTGGCAGCCTTAAACCATCGAGACCAAGCGCGTTCAATCAGGTTGTCGATAACTTGATCGCCGGTTTTTACTTGCAGCGTCGGACCAGTGCCGATGGTGCGCGTAGCAAGCGTGCGAATCATGCCGTGTAGGTAGCAGTTATTCGCGTATTCATAACGGGCGCGAGTTCGCAGCTTGAGCCGTACCGCTGAAGAATTAGCGGCTTGAGCAGAAAGAGAGTCTGCATAGGCCCAGTGGTTAGAATTCTCTGCCGTCGTTTGCGCAGCGTCGTAACGGGCCGAAATAGTCCGGCCTTTTTGCTTAAACCCAAGCATGCGCGACAGCCAAGAGAGCACTAGACGGCACCTCCTGGCTTGATCTTGTTCATGCGCAAGCCGCGATTAGGCGAACGTACCGCCTCTTGAGCGCCAAGAAACTTGGCAGCGGCAATCTGCTTTTCTAGGTCGTGATTGGTGGCGCTTTGGCCATCAACAGACATAGATTGCGGGCCTGCTGCGTTCTCGGCAATCGCGTCTTTTAGATCGTCTTGAGTCGTCATGCCTTCATCGTTGCCGATCAAAGCATTTCTTCAAGAGTTTGCAAGCTATTAGTAGCTACGACCTAAGAAATTACTCTTTTTGTATCGCCGATTCCATTGTGTAGAACTTATTGCCGCAGTGACGACAGACGCGGCGACGCTGCACCCTTGAGCCGATTGGCCTTGTGCTTTCTACTCGCAAGTCTGCGCACCAACAGACAGGGCACTTTAGCCCGGCCTCTGGCTGCTCTTGCTTGTCGTGCTGCTCTTGTTCGTCCATGACTACCGCAAAAGGTGTTTCGGTATAGATACGACCCTCCGTTGCTTCTTAACGACGCTTTGAGCTTCCAGCGATGCACCACAGATAGACGCAGCCACCGCCGATCCGACTAGACAGTCCCATAAGTGGTTGTCGTGGTTTGGCTTTGTCATCCATTCATCGACAACGCGCCCACTTTCTGCCGTGACTCTTGCCGAGTATTCCGCCGCGCAGTGACTGGCAAAAAGCTCATGCTTTCGTGGATCATTGCCCCACAGCGAAAGCGACTGCTTGGCCGGTGCCTTGACCGAAAAGCGGGCTGCTACAAATGACTTCCAAAAGTAGGTATCGCCGATGATGTGCCGCAGTTTCGTAGCTTCTTTGTCAGGTCGTAATAGCCATCCCTGCCCTCTTCGCTCGCCATCTACCTTTGGCCAGTTCATCATTGGGGCAGCACTAGCGCGGATGCCTTTACCGTGCCAAGGGAGCAAGATGTTGCTGTGTTTATGCACCTGGCAGACGCGCTTTACCGTCTTTGTTGATTGCCCCCAGTTAGCATCAATAACAATTTGGCCTACTGGGATCTTTGCACCATCGGCGCGTATCCAGTGACAATCACCGATTTCGGTTACCAGCGTGCTAAGCGACTCGAAGATTTGCGACTCAAGCGGCATCCCTGGGAAAGCTCGCTCAAACGTGTTCGGTGCATTGGCAAGCGTAAAGCTATTTGTCGGCTGCTTTGGCCATGTCCCGTAGTCGATAATGAACCCGGTGAAGTCCGAAGCCCACGCCGTCACGACGTAGTAGAGAAGCGTTTGATGGACGTCGATAAACGCTGTGACATACTCGCATTCGCGGGGGAACTGGTAGCGGTCGAATCCGTTTAGACACGCTTGAATCTCTTTGGCGATTAGCTGCGCCGACTTTGCAACGTCGTCTTTTCGCGGCTCGTTCTGGCATTCTGTGGCGAACACGTCCGCGCCATCGTCAATCAGGAAGTTGTAAGCGTGCTGAATCGCCGATAGTTCCCATTCGCGGTCGTAGCACTCATGCCAAGATACTTCACAGCCTGCGTCGGCATGTTCGCGGTTCTGCGCGTAAAGCTCGTTTGCCGCTTTCTTTGCTCTTTCGTGATCGCCTGGAATCGTTTCGTCAAAGTCGTTGCGAATCTTGGCGTATTGCTCAAGCCAGAATGATTCGTGAGCATCTGCCCACTTGCGCACCATCTTAATCCGCTCACCTTCCCATGCCGGGTTGCGTTTGCGGTCTAGTAGCTGCTCAACCATATCGTCGAAGCAAATGACCGTAGCATTGACCACGCAAGCAATCTGCTTGTTATGCCCGCCGCTCTTTAGGATTGACCGCTTGAGAATGTCCAGCCGCTTGCGAACCTGCTCAGCAGTCCCGGCGCTTTCCGTCGTTTGCGGGTCGTCAACGATCACCATGTCTGGACGTTGGTTCACGCCTTCCGGTGTCTTGTGGACTAGGCCACGGGTAGCTGAACCGCTCATTGACCGGCTGATAATGATCGCGCCGCCTGCCTTGCTTCCTTCAATTGCCGGAATGACGATTTTGTCAGCCTTCCAAACGATGTGCGTTAGCTTGCCTTTATACGCTTGCGACTTGCAGCGTTGCGGCTTTCCTTCCAGTGCTCCAATAGCGTGGCAAACCTCTGGGAAGTCAGCTTGCAATAGCTCGTTTTCTTCTAGTTCGCTCTTGATGCTCGCCAACAATTCCGCCGCTTGTGGATCGCTTGCGGAAAAGATAGCCATATATCGACGATGACCAAACACCGCAGCCCAGATAGCCGCGTTGCAGGTGATCGTTGTCTTTGCAAAACCACGGTAAACAGCGTTGCAGAATCTACCACCGCGCAAGATGCAATTCTGCATCCGCGCAATTACCCGCTTGTGATCTTCGCTAAGCGGGCTTAGGCCGGTCGATTGCGGGAAGTACGTCACCAGGAAAAACAGCAGGTCATGTTCCGCAAGTGCCCGCCGCTCTGGATTAACAACCGCTGGAATAGTGCCAATGTCGGCGCGCTTCTCGCTTTCGCGGCGTTCGTAACGCGCCTGCTTGCTTAGTCCGCTGTAGTCATCGTCACTCGACGGTGCAATCATAGGCTAGGGTCGTTCCTCAATGACAATCTTTAGCCGGTGCTCATCGCTAGGGAATGTGTCTGTCTTGCCACCGCTAGTCACTCGAAAGCAGCCATAAAAGCTCCCGGCCTCGTCAACCGCGCCGCTAGTCGGTGCCCATTGCGCATGGCCCACGATGGCGATTGAGTGCGTTCCTGTTCCTGCACCTGTTGGCGTGATCTCGTTACCGTCCGGCTGCGTTGCAAGCGAGAATGTGTTCGGCTTTGCATTTCGCACAAAGTACCGCGTTGCAGTCGCTAGGCCAGTTGGAAGCGTTCCGGTAGTCGTCAAGATTACTTGCTGACTGTTTCGCAGTCCGTGCCCAACGCAAGACAGGCTGATACTGTTGGCGGTAGCTGTAAAATCCTGCGTTGGTTCCTTTGTAACGTCGGTTGCCGATTCCGCGTAAGCGTCGACGCGATCCGCGTCAGTCAATTGGAACGTGACAGTCTTGCCGCTCAAGCTGACGGGGTTACCATTGTCGCCAACCAGGATTGCCGATACTGGCGTCAGCGTGTCACCAACTGCGCGCCGTAGAATGATTTCGTCAGATGCCATTTTGCGGACCTCGCAGCGTTTGCAGTTCGTCGTTCTTGCAGATGATTAGTTTGTTGGTCTGATTGCAGAGCATTACTTGCGGCGCACAGAACACAGCAGGCGACTCGGCAATCACCGGTCCCCAAAACACCTGTGCCCAGTAGCTAGGCGAGAAAAAGTTCTTTGGCCACATTAGGTCAAGTCCCTTGTAATAGCCGTGCGGTTTCCATCGCTGTCAACCGTTGCAACAATTCGGTCTTTCGTATCGGCAATGTCGCGGATAGTTACCGTCGTAGTACCGCCGCCGCTAACCTTGCCAGCGTCAGCAGCTACAATCAGTCGCATAGCTTGCCGAACCGTCAGCCCGCTTTCGATGGCGTTTGCAAGATCCAAGAGTGCCGCCGCGTTTTCGTCCGCAGTTGGCGGCGCAGTTGCCAGCGAGAATCCTGTCTTGTCTGTCAGCGACCGCGTAACAGCAGCCCAGACCGCCGTTGAGTTTTCCGCAGCAGTTGGCAAAGCATCCAATTGCGTGTCTAGGTTCGCCGATGCCAATCCGACAGCAGAGCGAACCCCAGAAGCGTCAAGCGTGCTGAACCCAGTTGCCGTTGCCCATGATCCAGCGCCATGAGTTGAACTAAGGCTTGTGTTGAGTGCGTCCAGCGTCGTAATGGTTCCGCTAACAGATACGCCAGCAACAACACTTCCAACGCTTCCGGTCACGTTCCCGCCGACGTTTCCAGTAACAGACCCTACAGCCCCGGAAACGCTGCCCACATAGCCTACGACGTTGCCGCCCACGTTTCCGGTCACGCTTCCAACTGCACCGCTTACAGAGCCAACAGAGCCGCTTAGATTGCCCGTGATGTTGCCAGTGATTCCTACCGTCCAAGTGGTGACAGCAGCAAGGCCATCCGATGCGAGTTTGAACCCAGTTTTATCGCTAACGGTTACACTAGGCGTTGCAGCCGTTGCCGCCGTCGTGATGCTCGTTTTCATCGTGGCAGTAAAATCGCCGTTTGTTGGCGCGTTGGTCAGGTTGGTTACAGTTGGTATCGTTACGCCCGTTTGTGTTGGTTGCAGCAACACGGCACCGCTCGAAAGCGAAATCTGGCCTGTCCCTGTGCCGCTTGAAAGCAGGACCGATGCGCCAACGTCTCTTGCCGTTTGTGCAGTACCAGACCCACTAGGTCCAATCTTTACCGTGTTGGCGTCAGCTAAACCCGCTGCATCTACGACTAGCGTCCGGTCTGCCGTTGCTGGCCTGAGCGCAGAGCGATTAGAAAGACTAAACGCGCCAACAACCGTACCCACCACAGAAATAGAATCGACCGTGCCAGCAGTGATGACTGCGCGAAAGTCGTTGCCAGCTGCGTAGAACGTGCCATCTGCCGAGGTGTCAATGACAACATGGTGCATCCCAGTCCGCGAATCGTAGTCAACTGTGAGCGTAACGCCTGCCGTGCTTTCCGTCGTACTGTTTTTGTAAACGCTGATTGCAGGAGTACCGGCAAGCGTGATCGGCGTGCCGTCAGCCTTGTGCGTGTTGAAGTCAAAGACAATCGTTTTGCCGGGAGTAAAGTCGCCAAGCATTAGAGTAATCCCCCAGGTGTAACGAGTGCGGACGGACCAACTAATCTAGAGCCACTAGAACCGCCAGCCGCGTCTTGGTGGCGAAATGTTCCAAAGTCGCCATATGAAATTTGCGAAACGCCATAAGGCGCACCGTTGGCAGTGCTTCTAAGTAAAGCGCCTTGTGACGCTGTGTTGTTTAGCGTGAAATCGTTCGATGCCGCGTTTGTGAAAGGTGTTCCGGCAGTGACTATTACGTCCAATGTGTTCGTATATGACGACGTACCGTTCACCGCGTTGACGCTTGTGTCGTCCATATTTCCACGATTGCCAGACGTGTTGTTGTAATAGGCGTTTCCGTCCCAGCAAAAGTCGGCAGGATAACCGGCGCTAGTGTGCAACTTGCAACCGTATCCGCCGTTGTTGGCAAAAATGTTTCGCTTGATGTACGCCGTTACCCCTGTATAGGAAACGTCGCCGCGATATCCGTCACGACCATTTCCATAGATCGTGCAACCAGTTACGACAAGCGAATACTGGCTGTTGTAGATGCCATCGCTTGACGCGCCGGTGTTGTTGGTGATGAGGCAGTTGTCAATAAAGCAGTTTTCCCGCGTAATCTTGATCCCAGGGCAAACATTGTCGTGAATCCAGCTTCCCTCAATTCCCGATGGCAGGTTAAGCTCAACCGCAGCAGTGGCCCCAGACAAGCCGCCTGTAACTTCGGCGCGATAGATAAACTGCTGCGTAGCACCAGAAACAAGAATACCTCTCACCGCAAAGTTTGATACCTTGCAGCCGACAATTCTTGTGTAGTATCCGCCGCAGTTTATGCCTGTTGATGACGCTGTGCTATTGCAATTGATGTGGATGTTTTCGAGAGAATAGCCACTTCCTGTTATGGCAATGGCGTTACCGGAAACAGACGAGGTGATAGTCGCTAGTCCGCCATCATTGCGCGTTGTCGTGTATCCAACTATCCGAGTGTACGGAGTTGTATTCTGAGGCGTGCCGGAAGTGTTTAGCGTAATTGTTGCGGAAATTGACCCGCCTGATTCCGCTTTGACGTATACCTTATTTGAGTAAACAAGAACCGCCTGCGCCGCACCAATGGTTTTTAACGCGCCGCCTATCTTTAGCGTTAGACCTGTTCCTGTTCCAGTGCTTCTATCCAATACGATCGTCGTGGAATTGGTTCGCGAAACTATTTGGTACCAAGCGCCATTAAAGTAGCAAACATTACCCACAACATCAGTGCCGAACGCTGCTGTTGCGCTGGTTATTGTCGTAGTCCCGTTCCCAACTGCATCGGTAACGCTGTATTGTGGGCTTGCTTGCTGGCTCCAGTCCGTACCAGTAGAACCAGCCACCCAGCCGCCGCCGTTGGTGTCTGATCCGTTGGTTAGACGGACCTCCCAAATTGTATTGGCACTAAGCGCCATTGATTAACCTAGCAGAGGATTCTTTGGATTCGTCGCCATGTAACGTAGTTGCTTGCGCATCGTGTTGCCGCCGCCTAGATCGGTGTTAAACTGCGCAAGCAATGCGCGAGCGTTCGTTATGTAGTTAATCACATAGCCGACGCGATAAACGGGCCTGCCTTCTTCGCCAGCCTTGTCGTCGATGACTTCGGCAAGCTGTTCAGGTGTTGGACTGGATGGCATTAGTGCCTCGACGCCCCAATCTTCATAGCGAGCCACAAGCGTCTCTAAGGTCAACGCCGCAGTTTCCATAGCGTCAGCAGCAACGCGAAGCTGCTCAGCGCTAAATTTCACAATTGCCGGTTCGGTAATCATCGCAACCTCTTCCTTTTCTCTTGTGGCGTCTTCTCCCGTGCCGCCAGTTCTCTGTCCCAATCGTTCCACGTTTCCGTAACTCGCCCAGACTTGACAACCTTGCCGTCGATTAGCAGGAGGTTATTCGC